GTGTGCCTGTCGACTGGCTGTCGGTAGTCAGAGTGTTGCCGAGTACGGCGATGGATATCTCCGTGTTGCAGGCGTCCTTGAACCGCTCGTAAAGGTCTACAGTGCCGCTTTTGTTTGCAGCTTCGATGAGATTGAGTGCGCTGTCTTTCGGGTGGATATAGACGGCATTTGCACCCTGATTGCGTGCATCCTGAAGCAGTCGTTGCCTTGCCTGCTCATCTCCTGCATCGTAGGTGTACTCCCTGATGGGAATGCCGAAGACCTGACAGAACTGCGCCCAGTCTCCCATATTGCCACGTTTATACAAAACCATCGGCACTATCTTGGCTAGCAGCCCGAGGTCTCTCGGGTCATCGCCTACGTAGAGCATGTTGCGGAACTCCTCGAGAGGTATTCCTGAATTGTCCGTTTCATACCTTAGTATCTCCTGCCTTACTGGGTCATAGTGCTTTCGGTCGATGAGGTCATATCCTATCCAGTCTCCGTCCTTATGAAATTGAAAGAGGGAGAATCCCCAGAACTTGCTCCACAGGACATCCTTTATGAACCTGCGGAACCACGGCGAGCGCAGGTGCACGTTCACCTGCTCGTCCGGAGCCCCGTCCCTTCGGAACTCAATCGGGATGCGGCTGACCCCCACCATGCGCTTGTTGATTACGCCCGTGAGGTGCAGGTCGAGGAGAGCCGATTCGTAGAGGTCGTACAGCCTTGACCTCGAATAGCAGTCTATCGCCCTGGCCGAAGTCAGGGAGGATATGTAACTTGCGATGTCGAAGTGGAAGAGTTCCGGCGACTGCAGGATGATGTCAAGTCTTGTGTAGTCGCTCCGGAGGCCCTGCTGCTGTGTTATGCCTCCTGATGTTATATTGCGTTGTTTGCGTGCCATTTGAACAGTGTTTGAACGTTGTTTGATTAATATTTCATGTGCCTGTAATCGTCAGATACTATCTGCCATGGGCTGTTACCCTTCTGCTGGTCCTCCGGCAGCCTTGGAGCTCCGTCGATGGTTATCCTGCCTGATGCAACCGCCTTGAGCCAGTCCACCGCCCTGTCGTACCTGTCCTTGCGGATCTGCGACATCTTGTACGGATTGTGCAGGCAGAAGATGTGGTAGACGGCAATGTCGAGTGCCATCATCAGTATTAGCGGATGCCTGTCCGCACCGGATGCGGAGAATATCTTGTCGCAGTCGTAGGTCTTGGAGAGGTAGGAGCGCATCTCGCTGACCGCCCTGTCCTCGCACACCTCTATGACCGCGGTGTCCTGCGGTGTGGTGGAGTCCCCTCTGAGAAGGGAATCGAGTATATCCCTGTGTATGGAGGCGTCGTAGTCCTCCGGAATGATGAAATTGTTCATTGTTACATCCTTTTATTGTTTTGTGATGTTATCTCATTGAATGATATGGTATCGCTGTGGGCGGATTCTTCCCGGAGTTTATTGTCCAGGACTGAGAATGCGCCCTCGAGACAGTCAGGGCCGTCAGCCGGGAAAGGCAGTGACATCTCGAAGAGCTTGTGCTGATCTATCAGTGCCTGCATGTGCGGATTGTCTTTCTCGTCCTCGTTGAATATCCATCGCCCCTCGCGGTCGATAGGCTCCAGTGCCGCCTCTATTCGTGCTGCCTTGTCCATCTTCGCCCTGGCGTCCTCCCTGATGTACAGATTGTCCTTCCTGCGCTCGTTTTCCTCCCTCAGTAGCGGCTTGAACACCTGCTGAAAGAAAGGATCCTGAAGGGTATTGTTCTCCTGATAGAAATATACCGTGGTCTGCATCCCGACATAGTCTCTTATGCTGAAGAACCAGTCTATGTAATTTGCGTTTGTCTCCCTTGCCAGGAAGCCCTTGATGACATAGTAAGTTCCCTTCAACTTGCCAACGAGCCATACGGCCTTGGTGGAGTTGCTCTTGTCTTTCCTGTTGCTGTACGCAGGGTCTCCGTAGCAGACGAGGAACGGGAATCTCTTAAGCTCCGGCACCTTTCCCATCGGGAGGTTTCTGAAGATCTTTCCCTCGCTGACAGGGTTGTTCATGTACTCTCCCTGGAAGGCCGCTGCGCTTATGCTGCTGCGTATCCTCTCTATGTGCTCAGGCCTGTTCTTCTCCGGCCACGTGCTGTTGCCGTCCTTGTCCACAAGGTTGACGACATCCCAGTGGTCTGCCATTTTGCCGGCCCTGGCTACGCATGTGTCCTTGGCTATTATATTGCCGCAGAATATCACAAGTGTAGGTTCGCTTACTGAACGTGTAGGATACAAGGCCTTTTCCCACCATTGCCATTTTTTGTCGAGTGTCACAGGGTTACGGCATTCCTCGTCTGTGTCGAAGTCATCCACGAGCAGCACGTCCGGCCGGACGGCCTCGTTGCGGCTGCCTCGCGGAGCGTTGCCTGCCCCTATGGCCATGAAGGCGGCATTGTTTTTAGTAGTGAATGATGTGGATGTCCATTGTCCGGGCTGCTCCTGCTGGCCGTAGAATACAATGATGCGCTGGTTGCCCTCGAGGTTGAGTTTGTATGGTGCAAGGAGCTTCTCGGCAGCGTCCTGTGTGGCTGCGGTCATTATTACGTTGTGCTTTTTGCCTGTAAGCACGAGATAGAGCACGACGAACATCACGATGGTAGACTTGGCCAGCTCGCGGCTCCACGAGAGCACCTCAAACCATTCAGGATTGTTCAGCAGCCTTGCTATGGCCTTCTTGTGGAACGGGGCGAAAGGGCATTTGGCATACATGGGGAAGAAATATCCAATCCATTCGAGAGGATGGGCTTCCAGATATTTCTTCCGCCGCTCTATGTCCGCCTTTGTAAGCCCGTCTTCCACCGGCGTCTGTTGCCGTATGCTCTCCACCTGTTCCTGCCACAGTTGCAGGGCGCGTCTTTCTTCCTTTCTCATGGTCAGAACTGGTCTTTTATAAAGGCATCCCAGAGCATTGTGAACTCTTTCGCCTTGTCAAGGTCATAACTTCTCAGCCAGTTGGTAAAGCGTATGCCCACTGACACGAGATCAGAGATGCCCACATCGCTTTCCATCTTCTTTATGGCGGCCGACAGCTTGACCAATGCATCGGCTTCCTTGGCCGTTGCATGTCTTTCTCCCGGCTCTCTGCCGCTTATAAGTCCGTTGATGTCATGCACCTGCCTGTAAAGACCCTTGAGGATCTCCTCACGGCTCACGGACATGCCGGCCTTCAGATCCTCCCAGCCTCCGGCCTTGGCCCACTTGCCGACAGTCTGCCGTGTGCTGCCTACCTTGCCGGCAATCTCCTCCAATGTGTACGTGCCAAGGACATACAAATCTCTGGCAAGAGTCTTCTTCTGTTCGTTCTTCATGTTTGCCATAAGCGTTGCTTTTTCTGCAAATATGACTTGTACGGCTCTGCAACGCAAATTGTTAAAACTTTAAGGTCTGCTTCAGGCACTTTAAGGTCTGAAACAGGACCTATTAGGTACGGAATAGGACCTTAAAGTATTTGAAATTTGGCACTGACACGCTTATAGTCCACTTTTGCAGAAAACGAAGAGAGAAAATGAGCGGAAAGTTTTTCAATATCATACCATCGGCGGACTCGACGGCCTGCCTTCTTCTGTATGGATATGTAGGCACAGATGAGAAGGTGGACAGTGCGGCCGTCGTGTCGGAACTGATGTCGCTTGAGGCGAAGTACAGACATATTGACGTCAGGATAAATTCTCTGGGCGGGGAGGTCTTCTCCGGCATTGCGATATATAATGCCCTCCGTCAGTCCAGGAGCGACATCAATATATATGTGGACGGAGTTGCCGCCAGCATAGCATCTATCATAGCTCTGTGCGGCAAGCCTCTCCACATGTCGAGGTTCTCCCGTCTAATGCTTCACCAGGTATCCGGGGGTGCTTACGGCACTGCAAAAGAAATGAGGGAGGCGGCTGACACGGCCGACAATATCCAGAAGACTCTCTGCGGGATGATTGCGGAAAGATGTCATCTAACTGCAGAGGAGGTAGAGTCGAAGTATTTCGACGGGGCAGATCACTGGATTACTGCACAGGAAGCACTTGCAATGGGTCTCATAGATTCTATCTACGACATCGACGAGGCGAAGCCTGAAGAGGGCTTGAGCAACGAGGCAATTTATGAATTTACAAACCGGCTGAGCATTCGGCCACAAAAATCAAATAATATGGCATTCATTGATGAACTAAAGAAGAAAGATTCATTCAAAGACGCATCGACTGAAAGTCAGATGCTGCAGCACATCGATCAACTGGAGAACGAAGCTGCAAAAGTTCCTGCTCTGCAAAACAAGGTGACAGAGCTTGAGAATCAAATCAAGGAGCAGCGCAAATCCGCACATGAGGCTCTTGTCAATCAGGCAATCTCAGATGGCAGAATTACCACTGACAAGAAAGGCGACTTTCTTGCCCTGCTCGAAGCAAACGAAGCTTCTGCAGTTTCTGTCATTAACGGTCTTTCCAAAAAGAACCTGCGTGCAGCTGACTTCATCAACCACCCTGGAGGCGGTGACAAGTCAGACCTCGTAAAGATGTCCTGGGATGAAATTGACAGGGCTGGTAGACTCGCAGAGCTGAAGGATCAGTATCCTGATCTGTACAAGAGCAAATTCGAAGAAACATTTAAAAAATAAGAAATATGGCAATTCAGAAGGAAATTTGGCAAAGAACCATCGTCGAGGGTTTTTTTGCTGACAATTCGTTCGCAAGCAAGGCGGTGAACGATGACATGTATGTTAATGAAGGTAAGAGGGTACACATCCCGAATGCGGGTGCTCCTTCAAAGGTTGAGAAGAACAGAAGTGAACTTCCTGCTACGGCTAAGACGCGAACCGATGTCGATGTCGATTACATTCTTGACGAGTACACAACTGATCCGGTCAGAATCCCTCATGCGGATACTGTCGAGCTCAGTTATGACAAGAGGAACAGTGTTATCAGTCAGGACAGGGAGCGTCTGATTGAGAGTGCACACCAGGAGCTCCTGTACAGCTGGGCACCGGACAAAACCCGGTTCGTTCTTACGAGTGGAGCGGCAGAACCGGCCCACACCGATTTCGCTACCGGCAGCAGAAAGGCTGTGGACAAAAAAGATATACTGAAACTTATGACGGCCATGGACAAGGACAACGTGCCTCGTACCGGCCGTTACCTCCTGCTTGATGCGGTGATGTACGCACAGCTGCTCGCATCTCTCACAGAGACAGAGGCTATCGGTTTCTATGCTGCAGCTGACGCCAAGAAAGGTGTTATCGGACAGATCTACGGCTTCAATGTCATGGAGCGCTCTCAGGTACTTCGCTATGCAGGCGACAACCTCAAACAGTTCAGTGAGGCCGGTGCTGCAGCTGACAATGCTGCTGCAATAGCATGGCAGGAAGGATGTGTGTCACGTGCACTCGGAGAGGTAAAAGTATTCGACTCTTTGGACAACCCATCGTACTACGGTGATATCTACAGCTTCCTGGTAAGAGCCGGCGGAGCAAAGAGGAGAACCGACAAGAAGGGCGTTTATACCCTGGTACAGGCGGCTGCCGTCTAGTGATGTTTAACTTAGGGCGGTGCTGATTGCTCCGCCCTGTTATTTTAATTGAAAATGGCATTACCAAAAATTCAAATAAGATATATGAACGGCAGGCTCGGAACCGTATCGGCATCGGCCGATGGCCTTCTTCTGCTTGCTGTAGTC